TTTTTGTATCAGGTATTTTAGTAAAATCAAACCTTTGAACCCTGCTTAATACAGTTGGTATAACTTTTTGAGGTTCTGTTGTGCGTAATATAAATACTGTTTTTAATGGGGGTTCTTCTAATAATTTAAGTAAAGCATTCCAAGCCCCATTTGAAAGCATATGACATTCGTCGATTATAAAAATCTTATATTCACTTATAATACTTCTAAAATTTGCCTGCTCAATAATACTTCTTATATTATCAACCCCATTATTACTAGCGGCATCAATTTCTATTGGGCTTCCTTTACCATTATTAAGCATATCAGCAAGTATTCTTGCAGCAGTAGTTTTCCCACAACCACTCGCACCAACAAATAAATAACTATTTTTAGTTGATTTATTATTAACTTGGTAGGTAAGAATATCAATTATTTCTTCTTGTGCTACCATATCATTAAATGTTTTTGGTCTATATTTTAATGCTAGATTCATTTATTCCTAACCTTTCCCTAATTCTTTTTATTTCACTTTCTATTTCTCTTTTAATCTGTTGTCTGTAACAATTATTAATTTTTGCTATTTCATTAAAAGAGAGTCCATTTAACCATAATTTAAAGTTATAAGAACATGTATCATATATTTCATTAAATAAGATATTATCAATTTTATTTTCATCTTCTCCCAAACTGTCAAGTAAAAAGAGTTGTTCACCTTCATTATCCCCATTTATTAGAGGAATATCTAAACTACAAATATCAAGTGACCTATTCCTATTATAAGTTAAATCTTTATGTTTACTTCTAAACCAAAAATAACACCATGTTGTAAAACTACCTTTCTTATCATCAAATTTATTTATCTTACTCCAAATAAATGATACTAAAGTTTGTAAATAGTCATCAAGTTCAATGTTCTTAATTCTATTATTTTTTGTTATAATAAAATATGAAGCAAGATTATATATTTCTTGTGATAATAAGTTTAATTTATAGTCATTTTCTTCTTTTATCCACATATCAATTTCATTTTTAGTTACATTTTTTAATAAATACTCTTCCATTATTCTTCCTCCATTAAAGTTTTTTCCATTTTAATAAATTTATTAAATAAATCAAGTGATATAATACAATACTGATTCCCATTTGGTTCAAACCCAAATACAAGTGCTGAATAATTTTTTCTCATAGAAATTCTTTCACTTTCTAGTTTTTTAAGCCACTCTTTTTTAACACTAAAACTTAATTTTGGTGTAATAGTTGTTTTACATTCAATTAAAACATTTTCCATAATAACATCACCCTTATAAAATGGGGTTGCACCACTATTAATTTGTTTCCTTCCCCCTAATTTTTTAGCAACAAATGTTTCTTGTTTGTCACTATAATACCTTGTTGACTTCATAATTCCTCCTCTTTAATTGTATATATACATTATAACATAAAAATAAATAAAGTCAAGCATTTTATTTATGAAAACGTTTTTATTTTAATAAATAAGTAAAAAAGTAGGGTTTAACCCCTACTTTATCATATTATTATTAATATAAGTAGTATAAAGGTTAAACAATTCAGGATTATTTTTTAATAGTTCTACCACTTTTGGCATTCCTTGTGCTTTAAATCCATCTAATATTTCACCACTTTCTGGATCAATAAATGTAAACCAACTACCTGCTTGTGTTATTAAACCAAACTTGAGCATAAAATCAGCCAATTCACTCTCTTTTTCAATACCGCTATAATAACTTAATTTATAAAACCCAACTATTCTATCAGGTTTTGAAATTTTACTCTTCTCTATTTTAACTAAGACTTGATTACCAAAAGCAAGTTCACTGCTTTTTTTAATAGCCTCAAACTTCTCATTATATAATTCACCTTTTTTAAACATAATTCTAACACTACAAGCGTGTTTTAATGCCCTACCACCAGGAGTATCATACAATTTATATAAGTCCATAGAATCCCTTAACTGATTTATAATAAGTAATGAAGCAGTAAATTTATGTAGATAAGGTGTAACTTTTCTAAAGAAAGAAGACAATAACTTACTTATCCCCCCATAAGATTTCTTTTCTAGGCTCTCATTTAGTTCAGCCATAGGTTCTAAATAACAAATACTATCTAAAACAACAAGTCCTACTTCTTCACTAGATACCATATCAACAATTAAATCTAATAATTCTTCTGCGCTTTGAGCATCAGGGCTAACTAAATAAAAGTTTTCTTCTAAATTAACCCCCAACATTCTAGCCCACTCTTCATTAAGTGTGTGCTCTAAATCAAAATAAACGCATTTTAATGGTCCTGATTCAGTTATTTTTTCAAGTTCTAATTTATCTGATTTTTTTGTTGAAGCAGATAACTTTTCAACTTTTTCTTCCCACTCTTTTTTAAAAACTATTTGTGCATTTTTAACAACATCAAGAGCAGTAGTTGTTTTACCCCCACTTTCGGGACCAAAAAATTCAACTACCCTTGCTCTAGGGAAACCACCATGTAACATATAGTTTAAATAAACACTACTAAAAGGTATAGCATCATATTCTAATGGTTTTAACCCATTTGTAATAATATCTGAACCATACTTCTTATTAAACTTATCAACAATACTTTTAAATTCTGTCATATTTAGTCATCAATCACTTTCCCTGAGTTTTCAGCAGTTAATCTAATATCTAGCATTCGTTTTGATAAAACCTTTTTTACACTGTTTAGCATTTCAAACCCTGCCTCAACTTTATTCTTAACTCTCTTATATGCTCTTTGATAACATAAGTGTATTAATGTTTCATCCTGTATAAGTAAATCTGCCTTAACAGTTTTATCAGCAATTTTACCATCTTGTTCTAGGAAAAAAGAATTATATTTATTTGTTTTAAAAGCCTTAGCAATATCTTCTTTTATACCAAGTGATTCACTGGCACTATTAACAAAATAAAGTAAATTAGGTAGGGCTAAAGAAAGTGATTCTAACTCAGCATCAGTTATAGGATTCTTTTCATCATAAATAACATCACCAATAAACTTCATACAGTCATCCAATCTAGAACAATATGTATCCACTATTTCATTAGTAATATTTTCTATTTCTTCAGCAGTACTATTTACTTCATTTAATTTTTCATTCATTGTTTTGGTCATTTTTTACCAGCCCCCTATACAACTTTAACCAATCTTCAATTCCCATTGTAACAAGCCATTTCTTATTATTTTTTCTATGAAAAACAGTTGGTAAGTCATTATTTTTACAATCATGTACTGCTTGTTCATAGGCATCATATAAATTAAGTTTTTCAACCCTTTTGCACTCTATATGTATATATGGTAAGCCCACAACATCAGCATCCCCATTTGCACCACAAAATTGTTGTCCTCTTCTAGTATTATAGCCATGTTCTTTTAATAAATTAGAAAGTTCTCTTTCACCAGCAGCCCCTTTTGTTTTACTATTTATTTTAGGCATAAATACTACCTTTCTTCAATTAGTTTATATCTAAAATATTTTGATGGGCTCCCAAAATCAACCCAAATGTAACCATCTTCACTAAAAAATTGTTTCCAAGTGGTTTTACTATCTCCATTTAACAATTTACATCTTTTGTTAATTTCTTTAGTCATTTCTTTTTCATCCTTAAATACACCTAAATTAATAACTTTTGCATTATCTACTAAAGTGTTTATAAATTGTAATTCTAACATATTTACCTACTCTCCTACGTTAATATCTTTATCACAGATATCTTTATATTTACAAAAATAACAAGTTTTTTTATTATCAGTTTTTGGTGGTAGTGTATTAGTTTTTACATATTTTTCACAATCATTAACCCTATTAATTATATAATCTTTGTTTTCTTTAGTAATATTAAGCATATAAGACTTCTTAAAACAATTATTTCTATTTTCATAAACAAAAATAATCCTATCAATCCCTAATCTTGATGCATATGCAAATGCTTGATTCTTATGGTCTTCATTAATATCAACCCTATTAATCCAAGTTGAATCAGATTCTGTTTTATATTCAAACCCAATTATTTCAGTACCATTATATTTTAATAAACCATCCATAGATAGAATCATATTTAATTCTTTATCAACAAGTAAAGTCTCAAAATTATCTTCATCATCTTTATGATAATTTTCTTCATCATCTTTATGATAATATTCTTTAACTTCTAAATTAGAAAGGTTATTATCTTTAATATATTTTGCAACATCTAAATATTCCCAAGAAAACCCAAGTTTTTTCATTTTTGTTATATAATATTGTATTCTTTTATGCCTATCAGTTCCACTTTCACAAATACCAATAACATTTGTTTTCATGGGCTCTAAAATATCACCTTTTAGAGCCCCTTTAACACCATAATACATATTTCTTAAACAATTCATGCTACTGGGTTTATAATATGTACTACTTCTATTTGGCTTTGTATTCTCTAATGTTATAGTCTGTTCTAAAGAATTTAGAAACATAACTTCAAGTGGTAAAGCACTCTTTTCATTAACTTGGGTATCTGCCCTTGTTACCGCTATTAGTTTATGTAGGTTTCCTAAAGAATTCCTACTCATAGATTTACACCTGCTACACCCATAAAAAATAAGGTTGTATCAGGGGTGCTTAAAGTTTCTCCCTCTTTATTTTTTACTACCAGATTTTCACCATTAAAGGTAATAGTGTGCCCTTTTATTACCACAGATTTAGAATCACTAATAATAATTGCATTAATTACAAGTTTTAAATAATTTTCAAACTTTTTTAACTCTTTTTTTCCTTTTTTATTCATTGTCTATCACCAGCCCTATAATTCTTGTTGCATAACTATCTTCAATATTTAAGGAAACCCCATTACCTAGTTTTAAGGTAATATTATTATCTAAACAAGATTGTAATTGTTGTCTAAGATATTTAGAATCAACAACACAACTTGTAGTACCAACATTTTCACCTAACATTAATTCATCTTTTCCACTACCATTAATGCTTTCAATAATTAACTTATCTTTATCAGTAGTTAATTTGATATGGGTATAAGCATCATCATTAAAAATATCCACCCTATCTAAACAATCAATTAAATCATTTTTTACTAATTTAATATTTATATTTTGGGTTTTATCTAATAAACCCAAAATTTTATCTTTAGGATAATCCTCTTCATTAAAGGTTAATTCACCAATAATAGTGTTTGTGTTATCATAAATTATAATAATATCTTCATTAATATAAACATTCACACTGTCTTCATCAAATACTTGTAATAATTTTAAAGTAGAAAAGTTTGGTACAACTGAATTTTTAAATAATTTTCCATTTACAAGATTTGTGATACAAGCCTTAAACCCATCAGTAGTTATAATATTGTCACCAAAATAAACCCCTGTAAGTATAGGCATTTCAAAAGTTTTTGATGCTGATTTTTCATTTATAGTTAATGCTTTTTTTAATTCATCTAAATTAACAACAACACTATTATTTGATATATTATTATAAAAGTCATCACTTTCACTTTCATAAGGAAACTTTACTAATTCATCTTGTTCATAAGCCATCTCAAACTTATAGATTCCTTTTCCTGCCTCAATAATGAAAGAATTTTCTTTAACACTAAGTTTAACTACTTCTTGTGTAAGTTTATTAACTAGATTAACTAAACTACTCGCATTTACAACTACATTTAATTCCTCTATTACTTCTTTATTTGGGTCACCATAAACCTCACCTACAAATAGTGTATTTGAACCATCAAAGGTTTGGGCTGTTATATAACCATAATCAAATGAAGTAAGTTTTAATAGGCTTGTTATAGGTAATTCCTTTTTATTTAATACATTTTTATATGCTTTATTTAATAATCTTTTTAAAATATTTGTTTTTATTTCCATCATATTTTCCTTTTCTAAAAGTTTATTTCTTCGCCTTTCCATCTATCTGTAATTTCTACATCACACTTCATAGGCACTTCAATTTTTTCTTTACTACTATTAATCATAATTTCAGTTAGTATTTCCCCAGCCCTTTTAGCATTTTCAATAGGGCTTTCACAAATAATTTCATCATGTATAGTCATAACAAGTGATACACCAAGAGACTTTAGTTCTTCATTACAATAAAGATTAATAAGGGCTACTTTTACCATATCAGCAGCACTTCCTTGAATTATACTATTAACACACTGCCTACTTGCAGTTGATATTTTATAACTATTATCAATAATATCTATCCCCATTTTACTTATTTCATCGAGAACACTTCTTTTAGCATAAAATGTTTTAGCATTTAATAACTTCAAAGTTAAATTATAAGCAGTATCATCATCAACAACTATATTATTATCTTCAAATTGTAGAGGGTTAAAACTACTACTATTATATTTAAACTCATAAGGGGGTAATTGCATTTCAGGAAGTCTTCTTTTTCTACCCCAAGCAGTCTCAACAAAACCATTATTTTTAGCAAACTCTTGTGAGTTAACTAAAAAGTCCCTAACAGCAGTAAAAGTACTAAAAAACTTATTAAAAATAGCAGTTGCTTCATTCTCACTTATTAATAAATCTTCGGCAATACTTTTTGCTGACTTTGAATAAATAATACCAAGAACAATAGCCTTTATTGTTTTTCTTCTTTTACTACCTATTTCATTATGAGTCCCATCAGTATTTCTTTCAAAGCACTCCTCATAAGGAACTTTATAAACTAAACTAGCAATCCAAGCATATATATCTTTTCCATCTTTATATGCTTGTTTTAGTGCCTCATCACCACTTAATTGTGCTAATATTCTTGGCTCTTGCTGACTATAATCACTACCAACAAAACAATACCCCTTTTTAGGAATAAACATTTTTCTAATATCATCATTGTATGATGGTATATTTTGTAAATTAGGATTACTACTACTATATCTCCCTGTAACTGTTCCACAAGAGTTAAAAACACAATGCACTCTTCCTGTTCGTTTACTAACACTTTTTGGTAATTTATTAACATATGTATTAAGCATTTTTTCATACTCCCTACATACTAATAATTCCTTACAAATAGGTAAATTAATCTGTGTTATAATCTCTTCCCCTGTTCCTCTTGGGTGCTCTTTATCAACTACATCAATACCAATAATATCATATAATAAAATACCTAATTGTTTTGGGCTTGAATAGTTTATGGGGTTATCTAATTTTCCAAAGTTACTAGAATTATATATATTTATTTTATCCCTATAAACTTCTACTTCATTATAAAACCTCTTTTTAGCATCTTCTAATAAATTCTCATATTTTTCTTTTAACTCATTAGAAAGGTTTTCATCTAACCCAATACCATTATCCATCATTTCCATAGTTGGTGCTAAACAAGGCATTTCAACATAGTTAAATAAATATGAAATGCCACTGTATTTACCATTATTTATATTATCAACATTTAAAAACTCATATTGAAAATTATACAATTCAAATGTCATCTCAGCATCATGAGCAGCATATATATATGCTAATTCAATAGGAACTTCATTAAATTTAGAATTAAATAAATCACTAAATCTTGCTATATCATCATCTTTTGATATATATTTACTATAAAGTTTCTTTAATCCATGTTCTTCATTTTCATTTAAAACATGAGCCCCTACTTTTGTGTCCCAATAAACATTATTAAAGTTTATATTTATATTAAGTTGCCACTTAAAAATTCTTATATCAAAAACAGCCTCATGAAAAATTAAAGCACAATTATCAACTAACTTTTGTATATAAGGTCTTACAATATCCTTACTTAACTGGTTATCAATTCTTTGCCTTGAATATAAAGTTATATGATTTAATGGTATATAAACAGCCTTATTATTAGGTGTTTTTATACTAATTCCAACAATATCATCTTCAATGGGGTCTAGTCCCATAGTTTCAGTATCAATAGCAACAATGCCATTTTCAATACATTTATCTATAAAGTCTTTTAACTCATTCTCTTTTATTATTAATAAATAATCATCTTTATATTTACCTAATAGAGAATTAATTTTTTGAGTTGTTATTGCTACTTTTTGTGATACTGTTTTAGTAGAACTTTGCTTTTTAACTTTTTCAATTATCTCCTCTTTATTACTTCTATTTGGTAAATTAAATAATGCCATATTACCAAGTTCTTCTTGTGAACTGTTGTTTTTGAGATGCTGGTGCTTGTGGTGTTGCTACTCGTGACACTTGAGGTTGTGTTGGTTGAACACTACCACTAACAGCACCAAAGTTACCACTCTTTAAATATGATTCTAATTCTTCATAAGTTTTGTCCAAAATAATTGCCTTATCAGGTGCACATACTTCTACCTTATACCCTAAAATATCTTTTGTTGCTTCTTGATAATTCTTATCAGCAACAGGATAAATTGTATAAGAAGTTTTTTGGTCTCCTTTAGCCCCTTTTCTAATAATTTCAGCAGGTGCTTTATATAAAGGGTTATTTCTTCTAAAGAAAGTTTCAACATCTTTTATAATACTTTTTCCTCTATCCCATACTTTTACTTTTCCATCTTCTGTATCATATAGTTGTAAGAATAATCTTACATCTTGTTTAACACCAGCAGCACACAATGGACAATAGTCTATTGGGTCCCCTGCTTTTCTTAGGCAACAAACATTTCGTTGCTTTCCATCAATAGTAACTTTATGAATTACAAATGCCTCAATATCATCTGGTGTTTCAGCAAGAATATAAACTATCTTTGAATCCCCATCATCTTTTAATTGAAAAAACTCACCACTGTTACTAATTTGATAATCATCAATTTCACTTACATTAATTCTACCCATTTTTTAAACTCCTCTTTTTTCTAATTTTTTGTATTCTTCATAGGTTAAATCATTTATATCTTTACCATTAGGTAATATATAATAAAATATAATTTTATTTTTTACTTCCATAATAAATCTATTAGTTGCCCTATATCCTGCATCATCACCATCAAACGCTAATATAAAGGTTCTAATTTGTGTATTTCTTAATATTTCATATTGCTCTTTTGTTCCTGTTCCTAATAAGGCAACAGCAGGTATCCCCCAAGTCCAAAGTGTTAAAGCATTTATAATACTTTCACACACAACAACTTCTTTCATATCAATAGTTATTTTATTTAGCCCATAAACAGGTTTTTTAACCCCAATAGGCATATGATAAAACTTTTTTTCAACATGTCTTCTAGTTATAAATAAACATTTTCCATCCTTATCACAAGTAGGAAAGGTAATACAATTTGTATTTATGTCATATCCAACATCAAATTCACTAATTATCTCATCAGTTAATTTTCTTTTATACATATAAGGGTGTATAAACCTATAACTACTTAATTCACTTTCTTCTACCCCCTTAATTTCGCCTACAATCGTTTTTCTATTGTTGTCTAATATACTTTTAAGGGTATCATATCTTGTTAGCACAAGTGAATTTTTAAAGTTATCTAATAACCAATCTTCCCCAAATCTACCTTGATCATCATAACCAAAACAGTGACTTACCAATTCTTGTAATGTTGAAGTTTTACCACAAGCAAAACAATGAAATGTTCCTGCTTCTGACCTATCATTATCTGTTAAGAGCACCCCTGAACTAGGTGACCTTTCTTTACCCCCATTATGATAGGGGCAACAAGTTTGAACATTATTACCTATTACTTTTAGAGTCCTTAAATAATTAATTCCCCTAAACTTTAGTTCTTTTAATAACACATTTAATATTTCATTTACAGGGGTTGATATAACATTATTTTTTATTTTAATCATTAAAAAACATCTCTCAAGTCTTTAAATTGACTTTTTACACTTTTAATTTTTTCTGTTTCACTCATATTAGGAATATACTTCATTGTTCCACGATCTATATCCCAAAAATATAATAATGTGTCCCCAATTTTATCATCCCTATTTTTCTTAATTGACATTTCAAATCCTGCCCCTGTTTGCCTAATAGTTATAATTTTAGTTGCATTTTGAGCAATAGCATCTGCCCCATAAATATTCTCAACATCTGGCGTCCCGTTTTCTTGTTCTGCTTTTGCACCACCCCTATTTGATTGTGATAACACAATAATAGGTATTCCTAGTTCAATACTAGCATCAAATAAATCAGCACTAATATGCTCTAATTGTTCCCTTGTACTACTTGATTTTCCTGCTCTTTCATCTTTCAATAAGGTATATTGGTCAACACCAAGTATATCAAGTTTATTAATTTTTGCAAAATTGCATAACTCTGATACAGTTGCTCTTCCATTAAGGTGTTTAGTAGTTAATACATAAAAAGGTGTTTCATTTTTAGCCAAATCATTTAAGTATTCCTTATAGTCATCAATTTCAGGTATTGTCCCTCTTAATAATTCTCTATTACTAAAGTTATTAATAATAGTATCAATTCTATAACCAATTCTTTCCTCAGTCATCTCGCCACTATAAAGCCCAACTCTTTTTCCTTGCTTCCATGCAGCAACTAAAAACCACAATAACAACCAAGTTTTTCCTTGACCTGTTCTTGCAACAACTGTTACAAGTTCCTCACCAGGATTCCATCCATAAACAACATCATCAAGTTCCTTTAATCCTGTTTTAATAGTTTCTTGGACACCACTTTTTTTATCAAGAATTGTCTGTAATCTACTACTGTCTTTAATTATGTCTTTTCCTTGTACTTTTATCTCACTAAATAATCTTGAGGCGGTTGATTTAAAATACTCAAGTGCCTTAAAACTATCTTCATTTAATAAATCACTCATTTTTCTCATAGCATCTACTTGTAAATCAAATAAATGCTGCTCTTTAAGAGCATAAATTAAATATTCCTCTGACTCATTTACATCAAAAAATTCCATTTTTATATCATTATTTGATATAATAGTTTCCTTATCAGGTGTTGTTCCATATTTTTTGTAATGGTTAATTATAAAATTATACTCATTTTTAAAATTAGGAAAATAACTTTCATCTATACCATTGTATGTTAATATTCTTGTTGATTTATCTTGTAATATTTTATTTAATAGTTGAAGTTCTATTGTGTTTATCATAGCATCATACCTCTTCTATCCTGCCCCAAAAGTTCAATGATAGAGGACTCATTAAATACTCTACTTGCTAACCTTTGCCCAAGAGCATCAGGTAAACAATCTCCAGGTAAATTACCTGTATAAATATTTGATTTTTCACCAAGAATCCTTTGGTCAATAAATGATAATAGATTTTTATGGTCATAATCACTTAATTTTGTTGCACCAATATCATCCCAAATAACTAAATCAACATCCGCTATTAAACGTTTTAGTTCAATAAAGTCATCATTCGGATTAGTCACATTTTCAGTAACCATTCTAAGAAAATTAGGGACATTAATAAATAAACCTCTTGGTTTAAACCCATTACCACACCATACCTCATCAAAGTATTTAAGTAATAGTTTTATAGCCCAACTTGTTTTACCATTTCCTGTATTCATAGAAAATAAATATAAACTACTCCCACTTTCAACAAATTCAACAATATTATCTTTTATTTCCTTTAATCTTTTAAAACTATCAAGGTCTTCAACCTCAGGAACAAGGGTTAATGCTTTCATTTTACTTTTTGGTAATCTACTCATATAAAGTAAATAATCTATTTCCATAAATCTAAGACAGGAACTATTACAATGATTTTCATCACTAACTAAGGAACACACATCTTTGTAGGGGCAATTTTCTTTATTAAATTCATAATTATATTTACTATTCATTCTTCCCCCCTTAAAATAATTTAATAAACTTCTTTATTTACATTTTTGAATAAATTATTTTTCATAATTTTTTTCATTGTATCTTTTACTTGTTCAGTTCCATCAATATGAATCTGCAAAAATTCAATATACTCTTTAATATCTTTATTATTATTAGCAATATAATACCCACCTTTTGGACCTGAAATTACAGGGATACCAAATTGTAATAATGATTTTACTACTCTTCTTGCATCCGCATCCCTTAAATTAGTAAGTTCCATTAACTCAGCCCTAGAAAGAACAGGGCAACCTTTTTTTCCAACAGGTAAAGCATTATAAACCTTTTCTTGTAAATAAGACATTTCACTTAATTCTAATAACTTTTTTTCATCTTTATTCATTTTAAAACTCCTCATCTGCTAACTCTATTTTTATATCTTTAATTTCTTTTTTTGATATTGGTATATTATCTATACTTTTCTTTTGATAACTATTTGATATTGGATAAAAAGATGCCCACCCCATCTCAATAGATTTATTTATAATTGAAAGCATACTTTTTTCACTATCACTTAATGAAAGTAATTTTTCAAGCATAGTATTTACTTGTAATGTTGTAGGCACTCTTCTCTTTCTTAAATAATCTCCAAAGAATAAATTAAGTGATTTTTTTACATTAGTACCGAGGTTATTAATATCACAAAAAGTACTAATTGTATTAAAACAACTATTAATTTGTTCTATCTTACTCATTTAATTCACCTCTAATTCATTGAATCTATTAATTCTTGTATTTGATTATCAATGTGTTTATTAATACTATCAGTTAATTCTTTTCTAGTATTTTCAACTTCTTCTTTTGTTATAACAAAATCATTTCTTAAATCATTTGGAATAACTTTTTCTTCTGATAAACCAAACTTATAAAAATTATCCCTATACTTAATAGTAATAGAGTTTTCACATTTAATACTAACTGTTTGAAATTGTGGTTTTGGTTTATTTGATAATGTGTCACACATTTCTACTGCCCCCAAAGGTTTAAATTGAGTAGACGGTCCTTGTTCATAAATACCTTGTGGAATATTTGTTGTTGTAGGTTCAACAACATCAACTTTTACAACAGCCTCTTGTGTAGGTTGTGAGGTTTCAACTCTTTCTTTCATAAACGGTGGTTTTGTAATTCTATTCATCATTTTTATTTTTCTCCTTTTATTTTATTTTCTAATTGTTTAATAATTTCTTTTCCCCAAGCATTTCGACAAATATCTATAAACTCTTGGACTGAATAGTCAGCATCTAAAGATAAATTGTTGTCTCTAACAAATGCTTTCCTGCCCAAATCACAACTTATAGTTAATAAATTGTGCCATTTGTAAAACTCATGACCTTTATACTTTTTATCTAGGCTAAAGGTTTTTAGAAACTCATTTATTTTTTCATCAACATCTAAATTGCTGAACGCCTTTGCATTTACATCTGCTATTGCTTGTTCTTTTGTCTTTCCATGAGCAAAATAATTATCATGCTTAGCAACATAGCAAGGTTCTAATGATAAATCAACATTGACAATAAATCCTTTAGCAATATTGCCCACTACATGAGTGATAATAGTTGGTATATTGTCAATACGATATACTTGCATATTGTCGATTTTATTAGGGAGGCCATCACCATAGCCATCGCCATAGCCATAGCCAGAGCCAACACCATCGCCATCGCCATAGCCAGAGCCATAGCCAGAGCCATCGCCATAGCCAGAGCCATAGCCATAGCCATAGCCATAGCCAGAGCCATAGCCATAGCCATAGCCAGAGCCAGAGCCATAGCCAGAGCCAGAGCCGTTTTTATTTACTGTTTCCATACTTTCACCTCAAATATTGATTTTCGGGCTTTTTCTGTGCAAAGTAATACTTCAATAGCTTCGGTCAGAGTGACAATATCAACAGGGCAAGGGAATTTGCAGTTTTGCGGTTTAGATGTCCC